AACTCTTGCAATGGCGCTACGATGACATTTAGCCCGTTTTATATGGGCAATGACACGATTCCGTACGAAGCTGACGGTTATGTTCGGTCTAACAACTACGGAGCGCAGCTTAATTTCAGTGTACCGCTAGACGGTGGCATGATTGAGCAGTGCAAACAGATAGCACGTAGGCACGAACAGACAATGCGGCTCCAGTATGAGTTGACAAGAGCACTGAAGTGTACAGAAATTATGAAAGCAGGCTTTACATTTAGGCCAGGCAGTCGTGTCGAAGTTATATGTCATGACATTGTACCTATAGTATCGCTAACAAATGAAAAAGAAAGCAACGGAGGATCAGTTCAACGAACTGCACAACCTGGTAACTAAAGAGTTTCTCACTCGTATTAAGTCCGGTGATGCCACCACACAGGACCTTAAAGCAGCATGTGACTGGCTAAAGACCAATGACATCAGTGGTGTCGCCATGGAAAGCAGCCCACTTGCCAAACTTGCTGCCGTTATGCCAGAAGTTGATCCAGAACTTGTTCAACAAAGGCTATATGGCCGATGAATACATCTTCTTACTACAAATCTAACTCTGCAGCACGCAAAAAGCGGCTAAAACAGCAGAGTGCCTACAACAAAACTAAAAAAGGACTCATGATCCGTACAGCAGCTAACAAGCTGAACCGAAAGCTTGGCACGTACGGCAACGGAGACGGCAAAGACGCTTCTCATACAGGACCTGGCAAAGGTAAGACAGAGAATGCCTCTGTAAACCGCCGTCGTCCACGTATGAAACAACGCTACGCATGACTCCTTTACTTCCTACTCCTGATCACTACATTTACAACCTAATAACCATGACGTCCTCTGAAGCCAAGCGCCTTTGGAGGCGCAGCATCAAAGAACACTTTGGATGCACATGTGTTTATTGTGGAGAGACCTATGAATTACACGAACTTACACTTGACCACGTCCACCCTAAAACGTTTGGTGGAGAAGATATTACAAGTAACCTCGTCCCTTGCTGCAAAACGTGTAATCAGGACAAAGGAAGTAACAATTGGCTCTCGTGGATGAGAGCAACATTCGGTGTAAACCGTCTCAGAGAAACTCTTATTTTATCTCACATTAAGTAATGGCAACCCCTAACTTTGCTAAAAAAAACCCCTTCATGGGGATGACTGTCAAACAGATGAAGGACCACTACGACAAAAAAGTTCGTGGTGCAGGGCTGAGTCTTGAACAGAAGAAAAACCTTGCAAACCAAATGCAGGCTGCTAAAAAAGCTGCACCTAAAGCTAAGACTGCTGCACCTAAGCCCCGCCAAACCACTCCGGCAGAAGCAAAAGAGCGTTTCTACAGATCCTCTAGTCAAGGCTCTATCGCCAAGAACGAAGAAAAGGCCAAGAGCAACTTCTTCCGCTCCTCTAGCGGCACTCGTGGTCAAAACATGCCGTCTCAACCAAAACTGAAGAGCAAGCCAAAGCGTTCTGACTACCCTGCTGGACGTTCTGGTCAATCTCAGTACGCTGCAGCACTTCGTCGGTACAACAAACCAGCTACAAATCGAAGCAGCAGGGCCATTAGGAACTTTACTGATCGCCGCCGCGCACGCCGGAGCACCCGCTGATGGCAAAACGTACGTACAACCGTCGCGGTCGTCAAACCGCTAAGACACCGATTCGTAACGATGGACGTGGTCGTGCACAACGTCAAAAAGCTGCAGAGATCGAGCGTCGTACTGGATCTAAAGATCGTGTAACCCGTGGCCGTGGTGTGTCCCGTACCCGCACTGGCGCTCCTAGTGGTGCACAAGGTCCGGCTAATCCTCCACAACAAGGACCTATGCGTAGGGTCAGTGGTTTGCTTGGCAAACGTAAACTCAAGCCCTCTGGTGGTCCTGCTGTGGCACAGATGGTCGGACTAGAGATTGCCGGTCGTATGGCACAAACCATTGGTAAACCTGGTCAGTCTCGGATGTCTAAGCTTGGCATCCAAGGTCCTGCAAAACCCGTCGCTAAGCCAAAACCTAAAAAGATGGCAAGCATGGGTAGTGACTACAAAGCCAAAGAAAAAGAAGCTAGCCGCAAGGCAGTCGCTTCTAACTTTGACCAGGCTTTTGCCAAAGCTCGTCGTGAAGGCAAAAAAACCTTTACTTGGCGTGGAAAAACCTATAACACCCGCCTCAAAAAATAACCTATGACCAACGTCGTTCAGGCGTTGCAAGATGACTTCAAGCTGTTCCTGCAGGCTTTGTGGGTTCAGCTTGATCTTCCTTCGCCCACCCGTGCACAATATGCAATCGCAGACTACCTTCAATTTGGACCTAAGCGTCTACAAATACAAGCTTTCCGTGGTGTGGGAAAGAGCTGGATTACTGGAGCCTTTGTTCTGTGGACGCTTTTCAATGACCCTGAAAAAAAGATCATGATTATCTCGGCCTCTAAAGAACGGGCCGACAACATGTCTATCTTTTTACAGAAACTAATTATTGAAACACCATGGCTTTCTCATTTGCGACCTAAGTCTGATGACTCCCGCTGGTCCCGAATCTCGTTTGACGTTAATTGCAGCCCTCACCAAGCTCCTTCAGTTAAGTCTGTTGGCATTACTGGTCAACTTACTGGTAGTCGTGCTGATCTTATGATTCTGGACGACATTGAGGTTCCCGGCAACAGTCTCACTGAGACTATGCGTGAGAAACTGTTACAACTAACCACTGAGATCGAGTCAATCCTTACACCAAAGGATGATTCTCGTATTTGTATCCTTGGTACTCCACAGACAACCTTCACTGTCTACCGTAAGCTTGCTGAGAGGTCCTACAAGCCCTTTGTTTGGCCCGCTAGGTACCCTAGGAAGGTAAGCCAGTACGAAGGCTTGCTAGCGCCGCAGCTAGTGGCCGATATAGATAACGGTGCTGAGTCGTGGGAAGTAACAGATCCTGACCGGTTCTCAGACGACGACCTCCTGGAACGAGAAGCA